ATAGATTTATAAATCAATATTTACAAGTATTGGATTTCTTTGTAGCTTTTCATTTAGACGAAGCATTTAACGAAACCATTAGGAGTCGTCATAGGGATGCATTTAACTATTCATCATTCTCAGAAGGTGAAAAGCAAAGAATCGATTTAGCATTATTGTTCACATGGCGAATGATTGCTAAAATGAAAAATTCAGCTGCCACTAACTTACTAGTTTTAGATGAGACATTTGACTCATCACTAGATCTTGATGGTATTGATAACCTCACTAAAATCCTAAATACACTAGAGGAAGGAACCAATGTGTTTATTATATCACATAAAGGCGATGTTCTAGAGAATAAATTTAGGTCTAAAATAGAGTTCTATAAGGACAGAAACTTTTCTAAGATAAAGTAATCTACATAAAAGTGTAAAATAGGCTAATTATTTTGCAAATAAATGCAGAAAACCCTGTACAATCCACCATCAGCCTGGTATAATAGTTATATAAATTAAGGAGATAAGGATTATGAAACAAGGTTTAATTTTACACCACATCGCTACAGGGATCATTCAAGAGGTTCCTTTAAACGGCAAAGAGATGCAATTGGCTATGGATAAAGGCCCTACTATAAATGATAGCTGGGACTTAATGGTAGCTTCAGTGGCCTCTAGGTCAGACATTACAATCAACGACGGCAACTGGGATTTAGAAAAAATCGTGGTCGACGGCGTTTCAAGGGTAGCACATTAATGAATAATAGTTTAGCAAAACTTCTAGCAACAGAAAATATCACTGTCCAAGTTGGTAATTATAATACTGCTTGGTTTGATATTAAATCCAGAGTACTAGGTCTTCCAGATTGGAAAGACATGTCAAAGGACGTTGAGGATCTTTTTATAGGTCACGAAGTAGGGCATGCATTATTTACTCCATACGAAGGCTGGCACGATAGCCCAGAAAAATTAGAAGGATGTCCTAGGTCATACATTAATGTAGTTGAAGACGCTAGGATTGAAAAAAACATTAAATCAAAATATCCTGGATTGGTTGGACCAATGGCAAGAGGATATACTTCATTAGTAGCTAAGGAATTCTTTGGTGATCTTACTGATATTGATTGGGATAATGTAAAACTCATTGATAAAATTAATCTTAAAGCTAAGATTGGTACATTACTAAATGTTCCAATGAACTCTGAAGAATCAGCATTATATAACGCTACAATGGTTACTGAATCATTCGAAGATGTTTTAAATGTTGTTAGAGATATTTTAGCTTATACTAAAGAAAACCAAGAAGAACTAATTCAAAAACCAGAGACGCTTCCAGATTTTGATGAAAGCGATACTGAAGAAAACGACGATCCTACTACTCAAGGTCATGATGATTTTGAGCAAACACCAAGTGAAGAACAAGAGGCTACTGAAGAGGAACCAAGAGACGGCGAGGAATCTGACGATTCTGAGGAACCAGGACAAGCGGAGAAAGCAGTAGCTTCGCCTTTACCAGAGCATAGCGATGAAGATGTATCTATTACCGATGAAATCTTTAGAGCAAAAGAAAAGGATTTAATACCTGAGTCAGCAAATACATTTTATGCTAATGATGTTAAGGACGTTACACCATATGTTATTCCATTTAAAGATTTAATGTCTAGAAGAAAAGAGGTATTAGAAAGGTATAACCACGAATACGAAGATGGAACTGTTAACAAAAAACAAGTTCTTACAATGAATATGGAAGTAGAATTCAAAAAGTACTTAAGTAAAGTTAAGAAAGCAGTTCAGCCAGCAGTAAAAGAATTTGAGCAAAAGAAAGCTGCGCATCAATGGCAGTATGCTACTACAGCAAAAACTGGTAGAATTGATGTTAACAAATTACACTCATACAAAATATCAGAAGACATTTTTTCACAAACGACTAACCTAGCCAATTCTAAAAATCATGGAATGTTTATGTTAATCGATTATTCTGGATCAATGGCTGGTGTTTTAAGTAATGTACTAGAGCAGTTAATCCATAGCATTATATTTTGCAAAACAGTTAATATACCATTTGACGTATATGCATTTACGACTGGTGGCAATCATGATTATACTTCTTATAGAGATGGTGATTTTCAGATGGATAATCTATCAATGCCACAGCTTATTCATTCAGATCTTAAAAAGAATGATTTTGAATTAGCTTTAAAATATCTTTATGCTAGAATGGAATGTGCTAGAGGATCTCATGATTATTCAATATATGCTAGATGCGAAGAATGGGGATCAACACCTTTAAACCACGCACTAGTTTGTTCACATAAGTTAATCAAGAAGTTTAAAGCAATAAAAAATCTAGAGAAAGTTAACCTTATGTTAATCACTGATGGCGATACAAACAGATTAAGCATTATTGAAGATAGATCTCTTAGCGACAAGAAGCTTCCTACCACGAGCTCATACTATGGGTACGATGCAGAAATTAAAACTACCATTGACGGCAAAAAGTTAACACTAGCTGGAAGAGGTGTTAATGGTACTAAAAGTCTTTTACAAAATCTTAAGAAAAGATACGGAGTTAATGTTATAGGATTTTACATTGCTGATTCTAGAGGCGATCTAAATAGTGCTATATTCTCAAGTTATAGAGATCAAAACAAAGACGCTAATGATTGGGATACCAGTTTTGATAAGCATAAGAAAATAAAGTTAAAGGAAAGAAACAAAAACAAATGTATCGAGTACAAAAACAGTAAAGGTTACGATAATCTTTACATTGTGTTAGACAAAGAGTTTAGTGCAGACGAGGACGAATTCGAAGCAACTTCTGATCAAACTAAAAGCCAAATAACAAGAGCATTTAAAAAGTATAGCTCAAGTAAAAAGGTTAACAAGAGTTTGATGAGTAAATTTGGCCAGGCAGTAGCATAGTGATACTTAGGCTAATTATTTTGCAAATAAATGCAAATAACCCTGTACACTATGCATTAACTATGGTATAATAGTTATATAAATTGATAAGGAACTATATTATGAACGTAAACACAAATACAATACTAAAGAGCTTAATGGAAACATATCCAGATAGCACTGTCTTTAAAAAGGCAGAAATCGTATCCATAGCAAATTCGCTAGGATTTAAAAAGAGTGATTATTCACCTCTAACTTCAACTGATAACAGGACCGATGTCAGAGGTCAATACGATCTTTCAGCTGTTATTATTCCAATGAGGGAATCTAATACAATGGCTAAAACATCACCAACAGTAGTTGGAATGCAATCAATAGTAAATGAAGAGAAAACATTCGCTTCAGTTGATCCTACATTCGTACCATGGGGTGCATATTCAGACGTCGTTAAAGTCGTTAAATCTGAAATGTTTTACCCTATCTATGTGTCAGGTCTAAGCGGTAATGGTAAAACCTTTATGGTCGAACAAGCATGTGCTAAAGAAGGTAGAGAGTTTATCAGAGTGCAAATTAATCCAGAGACAGATGAAGACGATTTAATTGGCGGATTCAGATTAATCAATGGCGAAACAGTTTTCTCCAAAGGTCCAGTTCTAAAAGCTATGGAAAACGGAGCAATTCTTCTCCTAGATGAAATTGATAGAGCTACTAATAAAATCATGTGTCTTCAAGGAATCCTAGAAGGTAAGCCAGTCCTAGTTAAGAAAACTGGAGAGGTTGTTAAACCTACTAATGGATTCAATGTAATAGCAACTGCTAACACAAAGGGTAAAGGGTCAGACGATGGAAGATTCACAGCAGCTTCTATTATCGATGATGCTTTCCTAGAAAGATTCACAATATCAATTGATCAAGCATTTCCATCGGTATCAGTTGAAAAGAAAATTGTTAATAACCACATGAAAAAATTTGGAGAAGTCGACAAAGACTTTGCTGATAACTTAGTGGGATGGGCAGACATCATCAGAAAAACTTTCTACGATGATGGAGTCGATGAAGTTATTTCAACAAGAAGGTTGTGCCATATTGCACAAACATTCTCAATCTTTAAAGATAAGATGAAATCAATTGATCTATGTATTTCAAGGTTCGACGATGACACAAAAGCTGCATTCCTAGATCTTTACAGTAAGGTCGATGCAGGTATAGAAACAATTACTGACGAGGATTATAATGGCGAAACAGCTTAACTACAAATTTAACGAAGGAGCTCTAATCAAAGAGCTTCAAGCGTATATCGATTCTACGTACGATGCACATTATGGACAAGGGGGATTACAATCCTCTGAGGTTATAGTGGATCGTGGACATGGTCTAGGATTCTTCCTGGGTAATGTCGATAAATACAATGCAAGGTACGGGAAAAAGGGTGATGTGAAAGACCACCGAAAGGATCTTATGAAAGTATTGCATTATGCATTACTTGCTCTCTATGAGCATGATAGGATTAATTCAAACTAACTATGTACATTATACTAAAAGTATGGTATAATATACTATTAATTAAAAAGGTAATATTATGAATATAACAAACGATACTCTCAAGGTATTGAAAAACTTTGCTACCATTAATCCTAACATTGTGATTAAACCTGGTGGTCAACTAAAAACAATCTCTGAAGCTAAAAACATTATGGCTGTCGCTGATGGCACTGATGATTTTCCTACAGAGTTTGGAATCTATGATCTTAATGAGTTCTTATCTGTTTCAAATTTGGTACAAGATCCAAACTTTGATTTTCAAGATAAAAACGTTAAGATTACTTCAGGTGGTAACACTGTAACATATTTCTTTTCAGAGCCAGAGATCTTAACATCTCCTTCTAAAGAAATTACAATGCCAGACACCGAAGTTGGAATTTCCATTACACAGGAAGTTTTATCACAGGTTCGTAAAGCAGCTGCTGTACTTGGACATACTGAAATGTCTATTAAAGGTAACGGCGGTAAAGTAACACTATCAGTAGTTGATAGTTCAGATGCCACTGCTAACTCATTTGATATTGAACTTAACGACAATAACGATTGTACTGAAGAGTTTAATTTCATCGTAAATATTAATAATCTAAAATTGATCGAAGGTGATTACTTTGTGAATATCAGTTCTAAACTAATTTCACAGTGGACATGTTCATCAATGGCAGTTAAATATTTTATCGCTTTAGAGAAAGCGTCAACATTTGGCGTATAAATATAATGGTATATTATATACGCAATAGGAATTCTCATAATAATTATGAGGATATAGTGTAAGATGCGGATAACCGGTCTTACTAATTATAGTCTAACTTTGATCAAAGGAGAAACAAAATGACTAATCAAGTAGAAACTCAAGCTGGTGAGGAACAAGAACCAGTACAACTAAGTCTTCAGGACATCTCAACCTTTGTGCAGATTATCGATATCTGTTCTAAAAGAGGTGGTTTTGAAGGTCAAGAAATGGAAGCAATCGGCGGTCTTAGAAATAGAACCGTTCAGTTTCTAAACCAAGCATCAGAAGCTCAAGGTGAAAAAGCTCCAGAAGGTATGGTACCATCTGAAGGCGATCCCGATGTAACTGTTGATACTGGCGAAGCAGACGCTTAGTTGAAAGATTAGCCTATTGCGGAGGTGGCTCCTCCGTATTTTATTAATTTTATTATGAAGGATTTATTATGGATCGCAATGAAACATCACGCTTAATCGAAGCACTAAAACGAGGTTCTGTTACAGTAACCTTTCAAAAAATTGACTCAGACGAAATTAGAGTCATGCCATGTACTCTCAACCCCCCAGTTCTAAAAGCTAATGGAGTTCAATCTATTATCGAAAACATCGATCCTAACACGCATCATATTGCTGCTTGGTCTCTTGACAAAGACGCATGGAGATCGTTTAGACTAGATACTGTTCTTGGTTGGGAGGTACTATAATGCAAGAATTTCTTTGGGTAGAGAAATATCGTCCACAAACAATTAAAGATACAATTTTACCAAATTCAATCAAGAAAACTTTTGAAGATATTGTTAAAGGGGGTGACTTACACAATATGCTTCTTACCGGCTCAGCCGGCCTTGGTAAAACTACTGTCGCTAAAGCTTTGTGTAACGAGTTGTCATTAGATTATATTATAATTAATGGCTCCGAAGAGGGTAACATTGATACTCTCAGAGGTAAAATCAAGCAGTTTGCTTCATCGGTATCATTACAGGGTGGCTATAAAGTAGTTATCCTTGATGAAGCAGACTACTTGAACCCACAATCAACACAACCAGCTTTGCGTGGATTCATCGAAGAATTCTCAGGAAACTGTAGGTTTATACTAACATGCAATTTCAAAAACAGAATTATCGATCCACTTCATTCTCGATGTACAACCATTGAGTTTAATGTACCTAAAAAGTCAATGCCAAAACTCTGTGATCAATTTCTCAGTCGTTGTCAATATATTCTAGAACAAGAAAATATTACTTACGATCGTAACGTCGTTGCAGAACTTATTATTAAACACATGCCCGATTGGCGTAAAGTAATAAATGAGTTACAGCGATATAGTACTAGTGGAACAATTGATACTGGAATACTTGTAACGCTCTCTGATGCTTCTATTAGTGATTTAATGGAACATCTAAAACTTAAAAACTTTAAGCTTATGCGACAATGGGTTGCAGATAACATTGACACAGAACCAGCTTCACTCTTTCGTAAAGTCTACGATAACATGAATGAATATGTTGATCCTCAAAGTATACCGCAACTGGTACTTATTTTGGCAGATTACCAATACAAGAATTCATTTGTTGCTGATCATGAGTTGAATATGGTTGCATGCTTAACTGAGATAATGGCTGGAGTTAAATTCAAATGACACCGTTCGATTATCTAAAAGCAATCAATAATTCTAAAAAGAATATTATTGTAGACGACTTATCGGAAAATGAGTATAACGCCTTTATGGTAAATAGAGGGTTATCGTTTTTCCCTGATACTGTTCTTATGGCTAATGAAATGAATATATCACATCATTTAGATAGCAAGCTTCAATTCGATTTTCTTATAAATATTATTAAGAAAAAGAGTAGATTTACTAAATGGTCTAAAAAGACTAATATAGAAAATCTTGAAGTAATTAAACAATATTATGGATATAGCAATGAAAAAGCTAGATCTGTTTTATCATTATTCAGCAATGACGAAATTGCTGATTTGAATCAAAGGATTAGTAAAGGTGGAAGAACTAAATAATAACCCAATACAAAATTGGACACCTGGTTCGATGCTCGAAGTATCACTCAATGAACCAGACGATTTTCTAAAAGTAAGAGAAACACTAACCAGAATTGGAGTGGCTTCTCGCAAAGAAAGCAAACTGTATCAATCGTGTCATATTCTGCATAAGCAGGGTAGATACTTTATTGTACATTTTAAAGAATTATTTCTATTAGATGGAAAACCATCCAATCTATTAGAGAACGATATTCAGCGACGCAACACAATTGCAACGCTGTTATCAGATTGGGGATTGGTCACTATGATTGAACCTAATCTGTTTAAGGACGTAGCACCTTTGAGACAAATCAAAGTGATACCACACAAAGATAAAGCTCTTTGGGAATTATGTCCAAAATATAACATAGGAAACACAAACTAACTTCCTAAGTTGTATAAATAAACTTGGATGCCGAATAATCGGGTCCACATATTAATCTTGCTTTAAATAGGAGAAACTAAAATGGTAAGAAATGCAATGAACGTGCCGCGTTCCCTCTTTATTGGATTTGATCCAATATTAAATGAACTTGAAAGAATCCACCAAGCTGGAAGATCTCAAGATAATTATCCCCCACACAACGTTGTGAAGATCGATGATGATAATTTCAATATCGAACTTGCAGTTGCTGGATTTTCTGAAGATGATATTTCATTGGAAGTAAAGGATGGTATTCTTTTAATAAAAGGTCAACATAATGAAGATGACGATCGTGAATATGCACATAAAGGTATATCATCCCGCAAATTTGAGAAGTCCTTCCGACTCTCAGAATTTGTCGTAATAGACGGGGCTGATCTAGTGAACGGAATACTTGTGGTTAACGCCAGAGTTGAGGTTCCAGAAGAGAGGCGTCCTAGGAAGATCGAAATCGGGTCTGCTGGGGCATCAAAGAAGAAGGAATTTATTCAAGAATAGATTCCGGTGAGCAGCGAAAACTCAGTGGATTGTTTAACAATTTACTGGAGTCAAATCATGTGTTACATACGAA